TATATATTGATTTTCAAATATAGTTTCTTTGTTTTTCCTTATATCAATCATAACCTGAATATCATTTCTCGATATACTTGACAATTCAACTATTATTTCATCTGCGATTTTTTCTTTTTTAAGCGGCTCTAAATCTTGTAATATCTTATTTCTTGCGGTCTGTAATGTAGTAAGCCCTTTTGCTTCCGCTTCGGTGAATGCGTCAAAACGCCCTTTGAACTTTTCAAACTCTGAAGCGTAATTATAAAACCATTCACCATTTGTATCGGATCCGAAAAGCGAAATTAAAACATAATTTTCTAATCCTGCAGTAGTTACCGGATTCATATTGTTAAGCGTAATCTCGCCGCCATCTGCTGTATAGTTCATTAATAAGTCCATTATTCGACAACCCCCTGTATTTTCATATTATCAACTTTCGCAGGTGTAATATCTGCTGTTGATGGTAACCCTGTTGTTATTACAGCCGGTGAAGTACTACCTGAAGCCGGTGTCGGTCCGGCATTATAAGAAAAGGTGTGAGTATGTGGCACAACCGATGCATTGTGTTGATTATTGATAAAGTCATCGTGGTCTTGCTTAAGTTGATTGAAAGCCGTTTCAAGTTCATTATAACGCACCATAAAATCTGAACCTTCGTTGAATATAATTTCACTGTCGAATGATACATTTATGTTACCAGTTGCATCAAGATATATATTACAAACTTTCACTTTGTCGCCGTCTTCCGAAAATATACTTATTTCACCTTCGTCAACTTCGTTATTGTTATATACACCAATATTAACAAACTTTCCCGTGCTTCCGCCAAGCTTAATTGATACAGACTGCCTGTCAGTTTGTGGACAACTATCAATACCGAATGGACTTATTTGCTTTGCTTTGACTGTATAATCTTTGAATTGTTCGGTTACAATCTCTCTTAATGAGTCGCCAAGTAATATCTCTGTTATTTTCCCAATTATCCCCACGGAAAAACCTCCTGTATAGAGTCTGAAAAACTATTCGGAAATACAAGATTGATACTTACAGTCATTGCAGTATCTGTTTTATTATAATTCACACTTCTTACAAGAAAATTAGATGCGTTGTATATCATATCATACTTATTTTCATATTCAATAATAGTATTTGACTTATAAAGCTTGTTTTCTTCACCGTACCGCCAACCTAACAAGGATATATCAAGATTAAATCCTGCCGCTTGCGTCCTTGCAAGTCTTTGTGTTGCAACGTTTTTCAGACTTCCTTCGTTACTATCCGAAGCGTCAAAATTAAGAACCCTTGTAATTCCGTTATTTTTCAAGCTATTATCACTTTCAGTTTGAACATCGCCTGCACCTTCTGTGTAATTAGTGCCGAATGCCGTAACCTCAGAATGCCTATTTCTTATATCGTAAGAAGTACCCGAACTTGACAAAAACGGAGGCTCTCCACCTTTAATTATAAAATCAGCTTTTCCATCTTTGCTTTTGTGAAACAACAATTTTCCATCACTATCAGACGTGATTACAAATCCCCTTTGATGAGCCAACTTAATCAAGAATTCCCCTGGCGTTGTGAACGGGTCTAATACGACCTTGTCGTCTTTTTCAAAAACCGCCCCAGCACTTTCTGAAAAATCAACCCTTATTCCGAAAGGCTCTGCAAGTGTTTCTGCTATCTCTTGCAAATTAAGACCATCAAAACTTAATGGAAATGAACTTGACGGCATATAACTATCAAACATAATACCGCATTTTGCGTAACCTGAAACAGCTAATCCGCTTGAGTTTTCTGTGCTTGACGGCTCTAATGTAGTTATATATCCTGTTGTTAATTTTTCGTTTCCTACAAAAATTATAACCTCATTTTGACTAAATGGCTTGAACTTTTCCTTAATAACTTCGTCATCCGGATCGAAAGGAAACTTAAAACTAAACTCTGTAATCTTATCAAAACTATCATCAATATTGATTGATGTAAAATATTCAAAATCTTCACCGTCAATTTGAATTGTAACTTTGTTAATATCGTCGGTTATATCAATTATTTCTTCTTCTTGTTCTTCTTCTTGCTCCAAATCTGGTATTGTCAAAACCCAGCCCGGATATATTAAGTTCTCATCCTTAATTATAGGGTTAGCTCTATATATTACAGGATACTTATTCCCATCTCCGTAATATTGAACTGCTATCTTGAAAAGTGTATCGCCTGTAATTACCGTGTGTTTTCTTGCCATTTCACCCTACATAATATAATATTTCTTTCCCTTTCGGTAACTCAAGTATTTCTTGAGCCGTTAAGCTATTACTCGTAATGAAAAAATCAATAGTTTCTTCTGTTGTCTCGCCGTATAATTCATAAACCAACTCAATCAAGTATCTAACTCTATCAAGTTTAATAATCCTTTCTTGTTTTAAAGAGAATGATAATTTTACTATATTAATGGAAGAAACTCCGATTATTTCTTTTATTTTCCTTGCAACTAATGAGTCAACTACGAATCTATTATCTTGAAAAGTTGTATAATCCTCTATTGTATCAAGATATTCTTGAGCTTGTTGGTAATTAGTAAGCAACATCTGAACGCTCTCTGTAGCTTCCTTTTTTGTTACAAAAGAACCGTTGAGCATTATGTTTGACAATGCTGTCAAGTAAGTTGTAACTTTGAATTGTTTTTCTTTTGCTGCAATTTGATAATCCTTACCGCCTGCGATTTCATCGGGTGGGAATAGTTCAGTTTGCAACAAACCAGAGAATTGACGCATTAAGTTTTTTGTATTATCAACTATTTTTGTCGGTTCTAAAATAAGCCGCTGAACTGATATCGCAAGTTCTTTCGGTGCTTCTTTTAGTGTATCTATATTGTTTTCTATGAAAGACGCTATTTTCAAAGCTGACTTTTTTGAGCTGTCTATTGTAGATTTTATTTCTGCAACTGTACTTAATACACGTGTCTTTGTTGACTCTATACTTGAAACAACATCAGAATAAATTGACTCGTAATCCTCAGCATTTGCAATAAGCATTTCTTCTGACAGTTGATCAACTTCTTTTTTCGTTGCAGTTGAACTTGTCGGCGTTGAATCATCAATCGCTTCAATCATTTCAAGTTCAATTTTTGATTGATTGCTATTTGTTGTGAAACTTTCTGAAACGCTTATTGAAAGTATTGATACTGTTATATTTCCATATCGTGGATGCTCTAATGTACAAGTGCCGGCAAGACTTGAACTTTCAAGAAACGCATTTGTTATTTCATCATAATCAGAACCAGAAAAATACAAGCTCTGCGGCAATGACCTTGACCCTAACCCGAAGTCCTGAACCTTTGTTCCTTCAACGTCTGAAAATTGATATGTACTTGTTTTTTTTGTTATGCTTTGCGATACATCTTCGTATAAAAATACATATCTTTCATTATCAGGAGTTGTTATTGCTGCTTCTTGTAATCTTTCATACCACATATATTATCCTTAACCTGTTACCGGCATTGTTCTATTACCACCGCCCGGTATGTTATAACCGCCCGTACTTACAGAATTATTACTGTCATTATTGATAGTAACTCCGATATTGGCGTTTACATTACTGTCAACTTTTGTTGTATCACGTCCGGCATTACTTTCTATTTTCGCAGTTATCTTGTCTCGCAATCCATCAATAGCTTCTGAACCTGCTTTTGCAAACTTTCCAACACCCGGTATTTTTGCGATTAAATCTAATACAGCCTGTATAGGTTTTAATATCCCGTCAAGAATTGCAAGCACGATTGTCTGAATACCTGCTATTATACCACCATTTTGAAAAGCAGCTGTAATACTTTCCCAATGAGAAGCTATGCCCTTAATAGCCGCTATTATTAGCCCGAACGGTCCGGTTAAGTACATCAATATTCCGATTATCAAATCAACATTTTCTTTGAAAAGTTTAACTATATAATTCCACACTTTCGTGAAAGTCTCTTTGATTAAGTCCCAGTTCTTAACAACAAGAAAACCTATTGCAATTAATGCCGCAATTCCTGTAATTATAAGTCCAATTGGATTCGCATTCATAGCAACATTCAATGCCCATTGTGCAGCTGTCCAAACACCTTTTGCTTTTGCCATCACCATAACAACTTTGATAAACTTCAAAAAGGGTGCAATCATTAACATTGCTTGTTGTGCAATTGCAATCGCAAGCATAACTTTCTGATAAGTCCAAAGTGCAGCAACTAACGTTACTATAAGCGGGGTTAATGGTTTGATGAACTTGATTATATTTTTCATAATTTCTAAGAAAATCTTAATCGAGTTTATAATCTTTTCTATATTTATTTTTCTTATTGCACTTGTTAGTTGTTCGATTGCGTTTTTACCATTTTTTTGAAAAGCCTCAATAAACTTAAAACCAAGTTCTAAGGCTGCTGATTGCAAAGATTTAATCTGATTTCCTATCGAAGCTCTAATTATTTCTGACATATCTTTTGCACTCCCACCGGATTCTTCAAGTTGTTTTCTGTATTCCCTTAATTTATCAGAGCCTTCAGCTAATAATATGTTAATACCAGTTACGCTTCTGGCTCCAAAAATAGTGCTTAATGCAGCTGACTTTTGAGCAGTGCCCATATCTTTTGTAGCTTTTTCAACATCTGCCATTATATCAATTATATCTCGAAAGTTTCCATTACTGTCTTGAGTTACAATCCCCATTTTATTGAGTTCTTTTTGTGCCGCTGCTGTCGGACTTGCAAGTCTTAACATTATATTTCTAAGTTGAGTTCCTGATTCTGCACCTTTTACACCTGCGTTTGCCATAGCTCCAACAAGTGCATTAAAACTTTCTATTGATTGCCCAGCTGCTGAAAATGCAGGAGCTCCCTTTTTCACGCTTTCAAATAATGTTTCTAGGTCTGTATTGAACATTGTTGTTGTTTTTGCACTTACATCATTTACTCTTTGTAAGTTTTTTTGAAGCTGAACTGTGTCTTCTGTCATCATATTGAAAGCACCGAGACTGTCCGAAGCTATATCTGTTGCTCGTGCAAGGTCAACATTTGCTACTGTTGCAAGGTCTGTTATAGCTGGCAACATAGATACTGCTTGTTCAGCGTTAAAGCCTGCCATTGCAAGAAAATCAAGACCTTGTGCAGCTTGTGTAGCTGAAAATTGTGTTGTAGCCCCTACTTCTCGAGCTGTCTTTTTCATTTTTTCTAATGTTTTTCTGCCTTCTTCAGTGGCAAGATTGAGACCTTTGAATTTACTTGACGCAGCAGTTATAGCTTGATCATAATTTATAAATTCTCTTGTTGCTATTCCAAGTCCAACACCAATTGCAGCAATACCACCAACCGCAAGCCCTTTCATTGCTATTGATAGTTTGCCCTTGATGCTTTCACCGAGCCTTATTGCTTGACGATTTGATTTTGCCATATCCTCATTGAACTTTCTTGAGAAGGAAGAAGAATTGCGAGATATTTTTTTCATTGTGTTTGACATCTTGTCAACTGCGTCAAATACTGCTTCAATAGAAAACCTATTTTTCACTTTTCATCCTCTCCCTTTGTGCTTTTACTAATTCATCAATAATACCGCTATACAAAAACCTTATTTCTTCAATTTTAAGCGTTCTATAATCCGGTAACGTCTGATATTCTGAGCAAATACTTAATATCATAATTCTAAGGTATGCAATACCTCGAACCTTCACAATTTGCCCTGATTTCGCTATATCAAACGTTATGAAGCTAAAAAAAGCATCATAATTCCTTGTAAAACTTTCATGTCAATGTCATCAATGCCTGCAAGATAATTCATAGGCTTACTTATCATTTCAGCCAATTTCGTATATCCTCTGTGCATTATCTCTTTTTCTTTGTACTTATCCATACCAATATTTGAAGCTGCACGGCTTCTTTTAATTGTAATCACTTCACCTTGTTTCAGTTCCCCGCCCAACTTAACAGGCTTAATAAGATAATAAGTAAAACTTTCATCTTCGCTATTATAAATCAGATTTCCTGACATAATTTTCTTAATCAATTTTCTTTTTGTATTCTCAAAAGTGTCCCTTTCGTCTTCATTCATATCTGAAATATCATCATCAATATCCCAATCAAGACAGAAACTTGAAAAGGCATCTTCTGCCGTTTCTCTGTCAATCTTTATTAGTCCGTTACATATATTTTCTTCTTTTTTGTTCCACTCCATTTTTAACTCCTTTAAATTAAATGTGTTAATAGTTATTAACAACATATTAACACATTATTTACAATTTTGCAATATTT